GATAACTGGTGTCTGATGAATGAGGCTCGTCAACTTCTACCATCTAAGGGAGAGGCTTGGAGCAATCAAACACATAATTGGAGTTCTGAGCTAGAATCTGTAGAGGGTCCAATTGTGCCCGATCTTGGCCTAGAGCCTGCGGAAGCTGAGCGACTTTATCTGTACTCTTCTGACGTGCTAGAGAGGTTGCAGTGAGTTCTGGATTAGGTTGGGATCATCGTAGACAGCTTTTCCTCCGCGAGGAATTAGAACTACCCAGCAGCGCCTCAGATACGCAGGTAGCGGAAGCCTTGTTGAAGAAAGTCATACATCTAGAGCACAAATTGAACCTTATAGAGAAAAGCTTAAACCCGCCCGATCAAGTACCGGAGGATTGGAAATGAATGATTACGACAAGACTCTTAAATGGATTAATAAGCATCGTAAGATAAGTGGCCTTACGCCATTGTCTGAAATTCCATGTGGGGAAAAGGGTTCAGCACGTAATTGTGCAGTAGCTAAAGGTCTTGGAGAAGGCTCTTTGGTTACTCCTAATTGGGCTTCAATTCGTGACGACACCTTGGGGGCCAATCATAGGCCGTATCGAGCGGAACGTTTCCCTCGCTATGTAAAGCGTTTCATTCAAGCATTTGATAGTGGCAAATATCCAGACTTAGACTTAGAGCTTTGGCCCTCATATGTAGTTTGGTCGGCCACTAAGATATCGAAGGGTGAACTTGTCAAATGATTACGAGCAGTGTCACCTAGAAGTCACCTTCGACGTTGAGACGACAGGCTTAGACCCGCGAGTAGATGAGCTTAAGCTTGTCTGTTTCGCTAAAGGCGCACACAAGGAATCACTGCGACATCCAGAACAACGGAAGCAAATACAGGCGTGGCTTAATCGCGATAACTTGTTCTTTGCCCACAATTCCTGTTTCGACTGGGCCTTCCTAGACCACAATGGCTATGTACTCCCCTCTCAAGATAAGTGGAGGGACACACAACTAGTAGCCCACCTGAGCGGCTGGCGTATGCCAGGGTCTACAGGCCTAGACAAACTTCAGAAGAACTATGTCAAGGAAGGTGCGCTTCCTCCATGGGTATTGGAACCTGAAGAGAAGCTTAAGAAGTGGCTCTCTAAGGCTCGTAGAGAAGCTAAGAAGGAAGGCCTACCTCAACCGCAGAAGGGCGATGCTCCCATGCATCTGCTCGAACCGTACTGCATGACAGACGTAGAGACAACGCAGTATGTAGGTCAGCGGTGTGGTAGGGACCTAGAGGGGCAAGAAGATACGCTAGCGCTAGAGCATCGTGTGCTTCCGGCGATCTACGATACGCAAAGACGTGGCGCACCGATCAATCTGAAATCGGCTAAAAGATTTCAAAGAGAAGTCGAGAAAGATTATGAGCGATGGTCTAAGAAAGTTATTGAACTATCAAAGTTTGACGACTTCAATACCAATGCTCCACGTCAGATTGAAGCTGCGCTTGTCATGCGAGGAGTGGATGTAACCAAGCTCCCCAAGACGGAGAAATCCAAGCAAGTCAAGCTAGACGCCGCTGTACTGGAAACTATTGATGATGACCTAGCTCGGTCGATATTGAAGCTGCGCGAGCAGAAGAAGATGGTGGATTACGCGGCATCGCTGCTTAAGTTTTCTCACAATGGTCGTGTGTACGGAACCTTCCGGCAAGTAGGTACGGGCACGGGGAGGATGTCTAGTGGTGAACCGAACATGCAGAACTTGCCTACGGCCGAACGAGTACGGAGCATATTCGAAGCAGTATCTCCAATGGTTCTGGTCGGTGCTGACTACGACAACATGGAGCTTCGCATGATGGGTCACCTAGCGCCCGGTGGAGCTATCGAGAAGGCGTTTAAGGAAGGACTTGACCTACACCAGATCACCGCCGATGGAGTTGGCTTCACCAGGAAGCAGGCCAAGACACTTAATTACTCCATCTTGTTCGGTGTAGGTATCAAGAAGACTGCTCACACATTCGGGATTAGCGAGGCAGAAGCCCGCGAGGTACTTAACCGCTGGCACCAGACTTATCCAGAAGTAAATGAACTAAAGGCTGAGATTAGGTGGCACCTCGGACGGCAGGGATATGTGAAGACTGTCGGAGGCCGTCGCCATTATCTCGATCCAGATAAGGACTACATTGCACTCAACTATCTGATCCAGGGTGGGTGTGCAGATATCTTCAAAGAGGCAGCGGCTCGTATCCATGAGGCGGGCCTTACAGCCATCCTTTACATCCACGACGAAATAGTCCTAGAGACGCATGAGGAAGAAGCAGAGGACGCTAGGGTGATGCTAGAGGACATAATGATGGATGCATCAGGCGATGCTAACCTTGTAGCGGAAGCAAGTATTGGTCAGAAATGGAGTGAATTGAAATGATCCCGCCACCGCGTGTATGTAAAACGCAAATGGAGGTTCGCCTGAGCGCGTCTGAGGCTGGTCTTGCTATTACCTTCGAGGAGACGCCTACCGAGTTTACAATGGTCGTATCTGGTGAACCAGAGGCCTTACAGCACTGGTTGGATTCCCTCAGTTTTGTTGTCGATCCAAGTAAGGGATACCACTAGTTGTCTGTAGACCATGAAAACTTTAATGAAGTCCTTAACAAGATTTCTAGAAAATATGAAGATGACATTCGGATGGGGGATCGGTATGAGAACCCCGCCCGAATAAGTACGGGCAGTCTTGAATTAGATGCTGCGATGGGCGGGGGTATTCCCCAAGGGCGTTTCTCACGTTTTTACGGAGGATACCATTCATGTAAGACGCTGACGGCATTGAATGTAATTGGCGAAGCTCAGAAGCTTGGTCTCTCATGCGCTTACTATAACATCGAAAAGCAGTACGATCCAGAATTTGCCAAAGTAAGAGGAGTACAGCCAGAGAAGCTAGCGATTGTCGAAGGGACAACTATTGAAGAGATTGGCGACAAAATGGAGGCGTTATTCAGCGTCGTCCACCTACATGTTATTGACTCCTGCACTATTGCAGTGTCCGAAGACGAACTCAATGCCGATGTTCGTGATTGGCGTCCTGGCCTTAGCGCTCGCGCATGGGGAAAAGTATTCCGCAGACTAAACGAGCGGTTCGATCACCACGAACACACCGTCCTTCTGCTGGATCAGGTTCGAGCTAATTTCAAGCCTGGTGGTGGAGAGATTGCTGCTGGTGGAAACATCCTCGATCACCAATCGTCTATGACGGCTCACTTCAAGAAAGGCAAGTGGCTGTACTACGACAACAACGGCAATCTACATGAGAAGGGTAATAAGGAAGAAGGAATGTCCGGCCAGATTGAACCATCTGGTCAGGAGATTAAAGTCCGTGTAGACAAGAGCCGTGTGGGACGACCACTACTAACAGCGACTATGTGGCTGGACTTCCAAACACTTAAGTTTGATGAGACTTTCGAGTATCTGAAGGCTGGTAAGCATTTCGGTGTTTTTGCGAAAACTAGCGAGAAAGGGACTTGGTATGAGTACGAAGGAACCAAGTACCAGGACAAGGGACTGAGACAACTCTTGCTAGAGAACGAGGAAGTCAAAAATCAAATACGTGCAGCGGTTTTGTCCACCACCAGGGATTAATACGCTATCCTTTATGCAACATGGGCGTCGTTAGACACCACTGGGTAGGCGACGACAAGATAATTGAGGCGGTCGAACAGACTGGTTCAGTTATTGGGGCGTCCAAGGCTCTGGGAGTATCTCGGGAAGCCTTACGACACCGTATTCGTTCGCGTGCCCTTGAAGAAGAAATAGAAGCCGCACGCCTTCGGCATAAGGGCGTTATTCACGAAGGAGCGGATAGAGCATCTATCTACTCCACCGAACCAGATGAATGGACCACCGATCTTAGGGAGTTTGTTAAGCGGCGTGGTCTTGATCCTGATGATTGGGTAATCCTTCGCACTCGGTTGAACGAGTGGGGTACAGATGAAGAACCAATGACGCAGATTCGTGTAGACCTTGCGCCAAAGGCTTTAGAAGCCTTAATGCCAGCACGAGCGGAAGGGTGGAAGCCTCCTAAGAAGCTACCGTCCCTGCCGAAACGTGAAGGAGAATTGGTTGCATTCTTTGGGGATCAACATTGTCCTCATCACGATGTTGATTTACATGCCGCAGCCTGTCAGTGGCTTCGAGTCAATAAACCCAATAGGGGAATCCTGATTGGGGACATGCTGGATTTCGACAGCATCTCTCGACACCGCTACAACCCGGAGTGGTCTCGCAGTATGCAGGAGTGTATTGATACCGCATACGGCGTCTTAAAGGACTACAAGGAAGCCTCGCCTGCAACACAGTGGCAGCTTCTCTCGGGTAACCATGAAGCGAGACTCAGGAACGCTGTCATTGACAGTCTCCTGAATATGTATGGTCTACGTAGAGCTAAGGTGGACGATGAACAGATTGGTGAGTCCGTTCTTTCGATTTCTCATTTGCTGCGTTTAGATGAGCTTGAGATTGAGTGGGTTAATCCCAACGGAGATTATGAGCATGCACAGATTCGTGTAGGTGAGAACCTTGCTGCTCGTCACGGCTGGATCGCCACTCAGAAGTCTGGTACCACCGCTCTCAAGACTCTGGAACATCTAGGTCACTCGGTAGTTGTCGGCCACTCACACCGCATGTCAGAAGTCTTCCTAACTAAACACGACATTGATGGAAACACGGAGACTCTTACTGGTGTGGAGTGCGGCACGATGGCCAAGATTAAACAGGGATTGGGCTATTCAGTGGCCCCAGATTGGCAAGCAGGATTTGCGACAGCGACACTCTTTGATGACGGAAAATTCAATATAGACCTCGCTAAATTCATTAATGGAAACTTGATGTGGCGGGATCAGAGGATTGTGGTCGAAGATGTCGGAACCGGAACCTAGGGATCGTCTCTGGGAAGACGTAATAATTAAGGAGCTTGAGCGCGAGGGCAGGAAGATGGGGATATCGACTGCCGAGTTACAGATATCGGCAGCGATGCGGAAGCTAGCCCTCGGAGAACAGCGTTATGGAAACTCTTTTCGCAATCGTGATATCCTTGCGGCGGCTCGTGGAAAAGCTCACGACTTGGTGGCGTACACACTTCTAGAAGCTCAGAAGCGTAACGAGGCCGGATCAGATGGTCACCACTATCTGTTCCAAGCAGCCCTGTATGCCATGCTCGCCGAGGAGTATCTGCGTATGTCAAAACGATATGAGTGATTACGACCGTACCGCTGTTCTAAGCGTTCAACTACAGGGAGCAACCAAGCTAACCAGATTGACTCGTAATGAGTTCTTCAATCGTCTACAGCTTATTCAGACGGTAGAACCAATTACTGAGCAGTCCTTTGGTAAGGCTGAAGACAAACGCTGGCGCACGGAGAATCAGGAACCGCACGGCCAGCCTTGGCACGTTTCCTTTCACGCCTCGCAGTTCCCCGGTGACGATCCCTTAGCTTGTCCTAGGCAGGCTCTATATAGGATGATGAATGTTCCTGAGCATCAGGCTGTCAGCCGTAAGAGCCGATTCTTAATGAGCATTGGTAAGGCTGTTGAGTATGAGTTTGTTAAGGCTTGGTACGAGGCAGGGATTCTGCTATCGGCTCCTCCCGATGAGGAGGTGCAGACTGGATTTGAATTCCCCGAGGTTTGGCTGACAGGAAGTGTTGACTCCATTATTGAAATCGATGGAAGGCCAGTACCCGTAGAGATAAAGACTAAGAGCGCTGAACATATAGAAGAGATGCGTGTTGGTAAACGCGGTCCAGATGAACGGCACATCTCTCAGTTAAAGGTCCAGATTGCTATGGCCAAATTATCGAACGATTGGCCGGATAAGAAGCCAATCACTCACGGCTTCCTCTACTACGCTTCGCGGAACGATCCGACCAAGACCGCTGAGTTCCGAGTAGACCTGGATGAGAAATTCTTTGACGCTGGAATTGAAAAGCTCCGACAGTGGCGAGCCTGGTTTGAGGAAGGTGTACTGCCCTCGATCAATCCCACCAAGAGGCACCCGATGGGTTGGCGATGGAGCTACCAACCCTGCCAATGGTGCCCCTTTAAGAAATCCTGCCAGAGCGATCATCAGGAAGGTATTGATTCTCTGGAAGAATCTACAGCCGTGTATCGGGCAGGACGTATCCGCGAGGATTACGATGCTGAAACTGCTAGGCTCAAGGTCTTAGCGCGATGGAAGGATAAGAATGACAGTTGAGTTGACTGAAAAAGAAACGCAGGATGTGCAGGAATATTTAAACGAAGTTGGTGTAAAGGCAATGCCTGATGCGGCTGTTACTCAAGCACTTGAAGCCTACGTGTCAGGTCATCTGGCCAAGCCTGGCTACAGGTTGCTAGAGGCCGCAGGCTATGAGCTTTTCGGAGATGGTATTTGGAGCAAGGTACCAGCCCAGATGCAGCGCGAACCTCAGAATGGTGAAGTAAATGCTGTTGCGGCTAAAGAAATTCTCGTACTAGGTAAGAAGCTAGAGCTATATCCGAACGATCCACCAGAGGATGAGCAGGAGCTTCTAGTAGAAGCTAAAGAGCTAATCGAAGGGATCAAGGCATCTTATGATCCAGAGGAAATGACGCCAGAGATTGCAAAGATTGTTGAGCTAGCAAGTAAGCCTTATTACAACTTTGAACACGCTCCTACTGTTCCATGGGATGGGTATGATGGATTACGTATCACTGAGCTTAAGGTACGTATTGAGAGTGGAGAGGTAGACGACAAGCTTGAATTCATTGAGATGTATGAAGAGGATGCTGCACGTCCACGTAAGCGTGTACTTGAATATGTAAGGAAACGAAAGGAAGAACTTGCGAAGGAACACGGACAGACCGAGAAGGAAGAAGAGCCACCGCGAGAGGAAGCGCCTGAGGGGGAAGCTGAGGAAGCAGCCCCACAGCTACCTGACTCAGGAGGAGAGGAAGCAGAGGAGAGAAGCGAGGGAAGTAGCGAGAGACCTGAAGATGAAGGTGGAGGAGTAGACCAGTACGACGAGCTTGTCAAGGATGCTGAAGTTGAAGTAAACAAGCTCATCTTGCATGTCCCGCCTGAACCACATTCTGAGGACCTCGATTTGCCGTTCGACCTCACGCAGTTAAGCGACAAAGCCCTGCAAAAAGCCTATGGCGCTTACAATGCGCTGGCCTATCGAGTCAACTATAAATTATTGCTTGAAGAAGCAAAATTACGTCGAACCAAGTTGGCTGTGAAGGAGCTTCGAGGATTTTTATTTTCCGAATCTGTAAAATACGATGAGCAGAATCATCAACGAACTAATGCCGACATCAATTCAGAGATTGAGCAAAACGAGGAATTGAAACGCTGGATACAGCGAGAGAATATGCTTGAGGTGAACGTTGAAGCCTATCGCTCTCAGCGAGATGGACTTTATCGAGAGGTAGATATGCTCAGTCGTTTGGAGACAATGAGGCACCAGGAGGCAGAAAGAAATGGACGCCGGTGATATATTTGCCGCGTTGGCAATTATTATCGTAGCTTTAGTTTGGCTGGAATATGTAGATAAAGATGAGAGTTCTAGGAGTTGACCCAGCAACAATGTTGGCCGCAGTAGCGCACGTTGAGGATAAACGTCTCAGCGGTGTGTTTCTATGGCAGGGCGATAAGAAGGAGTCTCAATTTCGCCGCCTAGTGGAGTGGTCTAACTTCCTCACCTTTTCTTGCCGCGCCTTCCAGCCCGATCTTATTTGCGTTGCAGAATCTTCTTACACCCGCAATATGACAACTATGAGAGCGCTAGCTCGTGCTGAATCTGTTGCTATAGTTGCCGGGATGGTAAGTGGCGCACAAGTAGTAACGGCAAAGGACACTCAGATTCGATCTATCTTGTGGCCGGATAAGAAAGTTAAAAAAGACGAAGTATATGATTTGTTAAAAACTGAGTATCCTCAATTTAAATGGAAGCGTCAGGATTTGGGAGGACAAGATCAAGCTGACGCCGCAGCAGCAGCACTAGCAGGACCAGTTGTACTAGAAAGGAAATTGAAATGAGTGGCTCGTCTAAACAGTCTATGGAATGGCGGGAGGAATATTACAAGAAGTACCCTCCGGTAAAGGAAGGTAAGAAGCGTTGTTCTATTTGTAAAGAAATGAAGTATTTCAATACAGAGCAACGCGACATCAGTGAGTTCCATATCCGGAAGAATCAGGCGTACAAGATGGAGGCGGCTGGATATAAGCACGCCATCTACTTACGCCCAGACTCCCATTGCAAAGAGTGTAAGAACGCAGAGAATAGAAGGCGTCTTAAGAAGCGTCGTGAAGAGAATCCAGAACTAGTACGCGAAAAGAAGCGGGAAGTAGCCCGTAAGTACCGCGAACGTATTGGTGAAGAGGCTTATCTAGCCAAGAAGCGTGAGTGGAGCAGGATGTACCGGCGTCGTAAAGGCATTGGCCTCGGCAGGGATGTGGATGAGCGTAGTGATAAGAGCGGAATGATTGTGGATACGGGTCCGTTCGTGAAATGGATTAACGATGCGTGGCCAGAAGGCGGAGGCTACACCGCAATCAAAAACAGCGGTGTGCCGAACCCGGAAAAGATCACCCGTATCCTGGCAGGCTCGCGTACCAGAGTTGATCCAGAGTGGGTCGATATGGTGTTAGTCCATTTTAACGGTCCACACCTTTCACAACTTTATCCCGAGCTATATCGTAACTAAGCTAAAATCTCTGCTATGGCAGAGAAGCGTAAACGAGAAATAGCTCCCGAGACACGCGAGAAGCTACGCCAACTAGCTCTCCAACGACACAAAGAGGGCAAGTTTGGTGGAGCAGAATATGGCAAGATGGGCGGTCGCCCTAAGAAGGTTGATCGTCACGCTCTAGACAGCGTTGCGGAAGCAGCGAATGAAAACCATGAACTTATTACAGAGGTTTTCAAAGCTGCCGTCCAAGATAATCAGCCGATGGCTATTCGTCTTCGTGGTGCTGAGTCCTGGCTTAATACTCAGAAGGAGCAGGCCAAGCTCACTATGCAAGAGGTCGAGGCAGATGCGAAGCAGTTTGATCGTGAACGAATTATCGCGCTCCTTGCTGAGAAGTTAACGGATGGTCCTGCCGGTGCCGCCATTCGTGAACGCTTGGAGGCAGGCGTGATTGACGGAACTGTAGTAGAAGAAGATGGCGACTTTCCTGCCTGATGATGTAGTTATTGAGCGCATCAAGGCATCGCTTGCCAAAAATCCGCGTCTGCACGACCTGATATGTGCGGCGATTATGCAAATGGCCGCAGAAAAGATTACAAAGGAAGCAGTTGAAGAAGACAGAGATTCCGTCTAACCCGGAGGCTATGGCTGAGTTCCTGGCAGATATGTCAGATGACCAGCTACAAACTCTCTTAGAGTTAAACAAGCAGTATGAAGAGGACTGGGAGAAGCATGGCCCGAGAGACGACAAAGAATTACACGATTGGATTCGTCTCAACCTGGGACTAGCTATCCCTACGGTTGCTGTCTGTCCTGACCATGACGCACCCTTCCAGTTCCTAGCCGATCTTTACTTCGGAAGAGTTAATGCCGCACTGGGAGTTGGTCCACGAGGAGGTGGAAAAACTTTCATGGTCGCTGTGCTCCACTGGCTGAATGCCAGGTTCAAGCCTGGTTCGTGGGGTCTCACCTTCGGTGCTGTAGAGAATCAGTCATACGTAGCGTATAACCACCTTAAGGGCTGGATTCTGGATAGTGAAGGAAATCTGAAGCCCGAAATTGTTTCTTCTCTTCAGAAGGACACCTTTTTCCGCAATGGTTCGAGAGTTTCTGTGTTGGGAACGACCAAAGAACAGGTAAACGGTCCTCACCCAATGCTGGCTCATGCCGACGAGATTGAACTGATGCACGAAGATACTTGGCGAGAGTCAAGGAACATGACCGTAGCTAAGCAGCTAAACAACGGTCTAATGATGTTGCCGCAGGACGTATCAACCTCAACTCGGAAGGGTCCTAACGGACGTGTACAACAACTCATCAATGAAATTGATGACGCCATCAAAGAAGGAATGGAACCGCCTCGAAAGCTCTATATCTGGTGCCAGAAGGAGACGGCTTCGGAAGTGCCTAATTGCCAAAAGGCCCCAGAGGAGGAAAGAAAAGCTCGCCTCCTCCAACTTGGAGAGGACCCCTGTTCCCTCTGCAACTGCGACAAAATAGGTAAAGGATTTAACGAAGATGGAACTCGCCGAACACTGGCTGATGTCTGTGGCGGTGACTATTTTCGTTCTCGTGGCTGGCAGCCTCAAGCTGACCTTATTAAGGGCTTCAGAGAAAATGACGTAGAGACCTACGAGGCTCAGATTCTCTGCCGGAAGCCTGAAATGAAGTGGCACTACCTCCCTACTTTCAGTGAGGAAGACCATGTAATCCGTGATTTCCTACCTGATCCTGGTGACGGCCCTATCTTCACCTCTACGGACTGGGGAGGGACCGATCCCCACTCAGTTCACTGGTATCAGCTACTTAAATACGACATTCAAGTAACTAATTTCCGTGGGAAAGCCGTAACTATTCGAGCAGGCACTCTAGTTTGCTTCGATGAAATTTACATGGCAGAGATTGGGCCAGATAAGTTAGGCGTAATGGTCAAGGCGCGTGAAGCTAAGTGGCAGCGGGCATGCGAGGAGGCGGGATTTGAAAGGCCCTTCCGTGTATCCGAGCGGTTTGCTGACCCGCAGGGCAAGATGGCTGCACTGACATGGCGAGACATGAAGCTAAAAACTTCCTGGCATGCCAGTCGTGAAGCGGAACCTCAGTTTGATGCTTGTAGGGAAATGGTCTGTGATGATGACCTTTTCCGAGTTGACATTCGTTGCGATATGTGGATCAAGGAAGCGAAGGCTTGGCGACGTGATGAGAAGACCGGCAAGGAGCTAGATGAGGGTCTAAATCACGCCATGGCAGACTTCCGATATATGGTTATTAACCTGTTACGTTTACGCGGTAAGATACTAGGAACGGATAATCGTGTACCTAAAGCAGAGAAAATTGAGAGAAAAACTCACATTATTGATACACGAAAGCCCAAAGGACCGTTATCATTGAGAAGTAACGCGCGTGACGAATTCGCTGATTGGCGTAAATCTCTAGGAGAGCCAGTCACTCGGGTTCGCAATAACAGGTACTAAATTTTGGCTCCTACTGGTATTAGGAAAGCTGGTCAAGTTGATAACGGGTCTATCTCGCCAGAAGAGGCTGCCCGGATTCGCGCTTCTGTTGCCTCCAAAGAACAGGCACCATCTGTCCAGGCACAGACCCAGCTTTTCGGCGGTTGGCGACAAGCAGCCGACACCCTAGGATCGCCGTTCGAAGTTGAGAGGATACCCCTCTCGAAGCTACATGCTATGCGTCGTGACCCGATGCTGGCATTCGGTTTGTCTTTCATTAAGACCCCTCACATGAGGGCTAAGTGGCACATTGACGCCAGAGGACCCGAAGGAGCTAACGCTCAGATTGCAGCGCACCTCGACCATGATCTGCGTGAAATATACGGCCCACTCGTGTCTGCTTACCTGAACTCACTCGACTACGGTTTCCAAGCTATTGCAAAGCGGTTTGTAGAGAAGGAACAGATACCAGCGACGTTCATCGAAACAAATCCAGAGACAGGTGAGCAGACCGAGAAGCCGGTATGGGATCAAGGAAATATTGCAGCGATTGGTTGGAAGCCCTTTGTGCCTCTACCCCCAGACATTGTGGAACCAATGTGGACGGGCCAAGGAGAATTCAATGGTATTGCGTACTCCACTGAGGGCGCTAACGCTATTGCAGGAATTCAGTCTACGGCCACAAAGACGGATACTTTCAACATCGATTTGTACCACTCGCTGTGGGTCACCAACGAGCGTGAAGCTAACTTCAACCGACTGTGGGGCTACCCGCGTCTTGGTTATGCGTACCGCTATTGGTGGAGCTACTGGTTTATCTGGACGATTCGTGACCGAGCTTTCGAGCGAAAGGGCGATCCGAGCACCAAGATTTTCCACCCTGAAGGTTCATTCATTGACGATCAAGGACAAGAAGTAACTTATGCAGACTACGCGCTGGCAATTGCAGACCGTGTGCGCTCCGGTGGCTCTCTGGCTCTGCCTTCCGAGCCGTGGGAAGACATCAACGGTCGCGGAACTATCCGTAAGTGGGAATTCGAGTACGTCCAAGAGGCCGTAGATTTCTCCCAGTTCGATAATCCTCTTGAGGACATGCAGGTCCAAAAACTTCGTTCTCTGTGGATTCCTGAGCTTGCCTTCATCGAAGGCGGCGGAGGTACCTCGTCCAGAAATGTTGCCGCCGAGCTTGGCTCCTCCTTCATCGAGTCCCAGGCTGTCCTCTCTCAGCAGATTGAGGACCACATTAACCGCTGGGTAATCCCGCAATGGCTCGCAGTTAACTATGCAGACTACGTAGAGCAGGGCGGTAACGCGAAGCTAGTTATTGGGGGCTTTGCTGATAGGGACTTAGACTTCACTACGCAGGTAATTCAGCTTATTGGCCAGCAGGAGGCCGGTTCTGCCGAGCTTCTAAAGCTCGCTGACCTTGAGGCGCTGCTTGATGACGCAGGAATTCCGCTTGCCTCCTTTGAGGTGCAGCAACGTCGTCAGCGTCAAATTGAAGAGGCTGCGGCTGCGGCTCAAGCTCCGGTAACGGCACCGTCTACTGCTGGGGGTACTGGCGTAACCATCACGCCAGCAGGATTCAGTGCTTATTACGAAACTGGTGGCTCCGAAGGCACAGTACATCTTTCGGCTGGCACGGATTTTGTTGAAAATCTTCCCAACACGAAGCATTATGAGGACAAAGCTATTAAGGGCTTCGCCCGCCAGCTACATAATGTGTACCGTCAGCTAGAACTAGACGAATATGAGCAGGCTGCTATTGCAATTGAGAAATCTTCTGAGTCTGTCGAGCTTTCTGGTTCTGGCGAAATAGTTGAGCTTGCGAAGGCCACAGACCTATTGAAAAAGTGGAAGGACTCGTCTCGTTGGCCAGGTGCTATTCGCCGAACCAAAGAAATTTTGAAAGCGATTATGAAGCGGGCTGCTCGTGGTGAGGTGAAGGACATTAAGGGCGGCAAGATGCCTGATGATGACACTATTGAGGCGTGGGTCAACGATCACCTTGAGAAAGTTATTCCTCTAATTGCCAATACTACGCGAGAAGAGGTCCAGAAATTTGTTGCGTCGCAACTTCGGGAAGGCGTCGCCTCGAAGCAGGAATTGGCGAAGAGAGTGCGAGAGCACTTCACCGATTTCCCAACCTGGAAGGCCAGCCGTATTGCTCGTACTGAAACCCGAGATGTGTTCAACGCGGGCACGTTACTGGCTGCGGAGGAAAGCGGGCTACGTAGAGTACAGGCTCTAGACGCTATTCACGGAGACACCGACCAGGGCTGTGAAGATCGAGATGGAGAAATTTTCACGATCTCTGCGGCCTGGAAAGAAGACGAACATCCTAACGGCACTCTGGCTTGGAGGCCAGTGCCAGCAGAGCTTTCGATTCAGTTTGCAGACATTGAGGGTGCTGCCAATTGGGATGAAGAGCGTGTGGAGCTAACTATCAATCGCATTGTGACTGATGAGGCTCGCCGCAAGATTCTGAAGAAGGTTGTTGATGAAGCAATTCGACTTTAACGGCGAGGAAGTTCTCCTAGCCAACGTCCCAGGATCAGGAGTCAGCCGAGTAGCCCCAAGTCAGAAGTCAGGAAACCCACGCCACGACACTCGTTCTGGAAAGTTTGGACAGGGCGGCGGACAAGGCTCTGGCCGTGGAGCGCCTAAGCCACCTAACGCGGACGCTATGGCGTTCGCTCGTATGGTTGATAAGGTGCGCCTTGCCGCTCGTACTCTGAAGGGGCAGACTGGTGTAGAGGAAATCCAGAAATGGCTCAAGGGTCAGGTGGATAACCCTGGTCAGGTTGACGCAGAAGGATTCCTCAATATGGTGCAGCAACAGCGCATGAATGACCTTGTGGACGCCATTGATACTCGCCTGCGCGGTACTGGGTTTGCTAATAAGGGTGTTCGGGTTACCAGTTCTCGCGGCCACATTAAGGGGCTGCTGGCAGAACTTGACCCAAATCAGATCGCCGATGTTGCCCATCGAGTAGAAGCGCTTGGACATCCAGCGAAGGCCATTGATCGCTTCTTGGGCCGTCGTGTCGATCAACAAACTTTGGAGTCGGCTGCCGCGCGCAGAGAAAAACTTGCTGCTTCTGATGAGGAGCCACTGGGGATCGAAAATGTTCCTGAGATGCTGGAACTCAATGTAATTGAAGAGGAGATGAGTCAAGGCCAAGTGCAGATGGCACAGGCTTTAATGGCGATGGCTGACGCTCAGCGAAATCAGCCACCTCCGGTGATCCACGTCACTCCTCAAGTCACAGTGCAGGTACCTCCTCGGTCAAAGAAATTTATTCGAGACAAGAAAACTGGTGTTATTACCGAAGTACACGAGGAGGATATTTAATGGGTGCTCAAATTTCTATCTATAGCGATCCGGCTCGTGAGAACCAAATTGAGATGATCGAACTAGCGGAGGTCGTGGCTCCGGAAGAATTCGATGATCTTCTTTTTAGTGCTCCGATGCCGATTTACGGCAGAAATACAGGAGATACACACATTCGAGAACTTCAAGTCCATCTTAAAGGGGATGGCATTGAGCAAATTCAGCTTGCTGAAGACGTAGAGGGTGAGCCTGGTGTTTGGGCACAGCCTGGCATGCCTATTTGGGTGACTCAGCAGACTGTCTACAGGGGCGACAATTTCCGTTTCTGGGCTAGGGGTGTATATGGCCCGGAGGACGCAGAAACCGATCTGCAATTCAGCATCGTGTTTAAAGGACTATCTACAGGAGTAAGAATTGGAAGCGAGAATTGAGGTATACCGTTTGAAGAACGGTAAATGGAACTGGGCACTCAGAGTACCCGGTAGTGATGTCACTAAGCAGGGCCAAACTTACGCTACACGTACTGCTGCGATTAGTGGTGCCAAGGAATTTAATGGTGAGAAAGCCTTATTTATGCCTAACGGTAGTGAGCATACGGTTAAGCAAGGCTTCTATCCAATCGTGTTAATGAGGAATTCTGGACAGGATGTGGGCGAACTTTATTCGCCTCGTTCCAGTAATGGAACCTCTTTTTCTGTTAACATTGATCCAGCTAACACTAATAGTGAGGCGAGGGGGTGATGTTAACTTATGGCTGATTTCGTATTCAATATTGCAAAGGGTAGAGGCGTAGAACTCTACAATCGAGTCGAGAATAATGATCCCGCTGCCTCTGCGTTCGTTCTGATCGTATACACGTCTTCCGGCACGCAGGCGCAAGGCGAAGACCTTGACGATGCTGCTGCGGTCGAGGCTGATGCCAACTTCGCGCAAGCGGCTACTGGCGCTAACCAGTGGCCTCGTAAAACGCTTACAGACGCGGAACTAGCTGCGTTCCCCGCTCCTGACGACACCAACAACAGGTATGACGTATCTGTTCCTTCGGTGACTTGGACCGCTGTGAACGCGAGCAACAACGTAACCGGGCTTGGGATTTATTACGACGCTGACACGGGTGCGGGTACTGACTCGAACCTCCTGCCGGTGACGTTCCACACGTTCTCCGTAACTACGGATGGTAACGACGTGGTACTCAACTCGGGCGTTTTCCTACGCGCTACCTAAGCGTTTAAACAATTAAGGATTAATTATGGCGAATGTTTTCGCATCGGCTGGTGCAGGCGGTAATAACTGCCGTTTAGACTGGTCACTCAATTTTGATGACGCAGCTAATACTATTACGATTGATGCTACGCATACGCACTTTGATGGTTCCCCGGCCCCTGATCCGCTGCAAGCACTAATCGTAGTGCAGCTTAGTAATAACGCTGAAGTTAGCGTTAATTTGTTGACGGGTGCGCTTTCAAGTGGAGGCCAGTTCTCTCAAACATCGCCGGGTGTAATGATTAATACTGGCCCAAAGACTCGTACCGGAGTTCGCATGAAGGTTTCGGCTGATCGTGCGGGCGCAATGGTCTTCTCCACGCTGTATACCCCGCCAGTCGTCTAAGAAATGGCTATCACGGTCGATCAGGCCGCGCTAGCACCTACTGCTGGTAGCACGGGTACAGGTTCGGCCAACATAACCCAGCAGAACCACACTTTTAACACAAGTGCGGCGGTTGCTTCTGGCGCGATGATCGTAATTCTGGCGCACCGCTTCCACACCGGAGGCATCACAGGGACGATCACCGGAACTGGTGGAGGCTTAACGTGGACAACTGTTCACAAGTCTGAATCAGGCAACATTGGAATTTATTTAGTCGCAGCGTTTGCACCCTCGGGACTCGCTTCAGCTACTAGCATAGGTGTTAACTGCTCAGTTAACAGTAACGACTATACCATTACCGCCGCTTCTTATTTAGGTGTGGACTCGTCAGGAGGTATTGCCGGGGCAATCAGAGCGTTTAATGCTGGCTCAGGTGCAGGACCGGGCTGGGCCTCCGGTAGCGTCACTGGCACGGCTGGTGATGCGTTGATAGGAGGTGCCGGTGGCGATGGAACTATATCCACTTCCACACCATCTGCTGGCGTTGAACGAGATGACTTTAATAGCGGGACTTCATCAGGATCAATTACACTGATAGATAAGCTTTCGGTGTCTGGGACAGATTCGCTTGCTGGTACATGGTCAAATACACTTGCGAATGTATCCGTTGCCGCAGCATTTAAACCTGCTTCTACAAGAAATATTCTTTTGGTAGTCGCGGATAGTGCGGCGATGACAGCAGTTGACACTGCTCACCAGAATTTGCTGACTGGCTTGGGCTACACCGTGACTGTACGCAGCGACGAGACAGCGGAAGATGTTACCGGCATGAATGGTGTTGTGATTGCCGAATCGTGTGCATCGGCTACACTCGGCTCGAAATATGCCACCGTAGCTGTGCCCGTAGTTACATTTGAACCAGGCAACTATGTTGAGTTAGGTCTAGGTGGTGAGGACGGCGAAGATACCGGAATGACACAAATGACGGTTCTGAACAGCGCTCATCCAATTACGCGAGGCCCGTTTGGTTTTTATACTGGTGCAGAAACACTCTTTTCAACTGGACACAATTATGGTGTTACAACTACCCCGGCCAGTGGAATGATACAGATAGCTAGGGGTTCTACTGCTTCACGTATTTGTTTGATGGCTTGTGACGCGGGGGCAACCCTCAACACGGGTCCGGCTCCCGCAAAACGCGCCACAGCGCCCAACAGCGACACGGGCGGTGACGTGGCTACGGCTAATGGAAAAGCGTTATATAAGAACATCTTTGTATGGGCTTTCGGACCAAGTCTTTCTTATTCGACAGAGGTAATGGCAGATGGGCCGCTAGCCTATTGGACAATGAATGGCTCAGATACTTCACCGCTGGACGAGCAAGCAGGCGGTACAGGAATTACGATTAATGGACCCACACCAGTTGCAGCAGGTTTAGGCCCATTAGATACTTCTCAAGATACAGGAGCATGGTCATTCGATGGTTCAAATGATTTCGGTCAGGTAGCTATTGACTTGTCAACCCAAACTACGATTACGGTCGAATTTTGGCTGAAATGGGACAACTATGCCAATGATGATGACCTTGCGATGGAATACGGAACATCCAACTCAACAGGCGGCTTTGTTATTGACCCAAATGAGTCGGCCACGTTCAACTTTGAGGCGTACATGCCGACTGGCGGCGGTTCAAGTCATGGTGAGAATGTTGCCCGCTCGGTTCTGCCGGTCGCCCAATGGCATCATGTCGTGATCGTATTCAAGCGCGGTTCAGGCACACAGGATGTTAATTTTATCGTAAATGGTATTGATGTTTCTGAAAATGCCCACCTTACTAACAATATTACGGGTAACTTCGGAAACCTCACATTAAATCTTATGAGTCGTAACGGTACGTCGTTGTTTGGAGCAGGAGATATGGCTCATTTAGCGGTTTATTCAGGCGCTCTTTCTTTGGCGCGTGCTCAAGCACACTATGCTGCTCGTACTCAACAGGCTGACAATACTATGAAAGGTGCTACCGCAGGTATGTTTGGAGAAGAATTAGTTGGTACCATGTGGTTCTAGATGCTTTTAACTGGCGCTTCAGATAAAGTACAAATAGTTACAACTACTACTGCAAATGTGGATGTGTATGCAGAGTGGTATGACTATGACCCTGCCGGTTCTCCTGCTACTGATCGTGTTACGTCTGGTCGCTTGATATCCAAGATTAGTACAGCGACTACTACGGACGTTGTAGGCTCACCTACGGGCGGAAAAGTTCGGCGTATTAAGATGATTAATATGTCGAATATTCATGCCTCTACGTCTAACACTCTTACGCTGCAAATTACTGATGGTACGAGCACGGCAATTGTTGATAGCTTCCCTCTTGCTGCGGGCGAACGGGCGTCATGGCGTGAAAACGTGCCAATGCGAGTTATTGATGCTAACGGCCTGGAAAAGACTAACCCAATTGGTATCGGCCAGTACACCGTATCCCGTTTAGCTTCAACAGTTTCTAACTCCACTACTACTGCGGCTAAGGTCACTGGTATGGACCTCGCTTGTGGGCCTGGTACATGGATTTTTGAGTATTTCTTACGCTTCCAATCCGCAACAGCGACCGTGGGACCTAAACTATCTGTCAACCATTCCGGAACAGTGACTTCCTTTATGGCGACTGAGCAGTTCATCACACAGGGTACGCTTGACTCCACGGGCGTTATGGATCAGGACGTGACTGCCGCGCCTACGGTTATTGCAGGTATGGCTCAGCGAGCCAAAAGCACCGCTGCAACGATGATCGCGATTGCAGGTGTAGATACGACTGCTGCCGATGTCCTCATTCAGATCAGCGGACTTTTGGTTTGTACTGTTGGCGGAAACTTGGAGCTTTATCACGCCTCAGAAACGGCTACATCGACTTCGATTATGGCTGATTCTGTACTTCGCTTGACCAAGATGGGTTAAGCCATGTACGGCGGGATGCTGGATATCCTCGGTTGGTTTGACGAAGATTTCGTCCAACTTACTCTTCCGAGCGGCCAAACCAAGACTCTTGGCGTAGCTACCGAAACCGACGCTGCCCAGACGCTCACTAAAACCAAGACGATTGTTAAGACTCTTGGTGTTGCGACTAACGCTAACGCGGCCCAAACGCTTAGCGTCGTTAAACCGATCCGTAAGACGCTAGGTGTCACGACAACCACTGATACGGCTCAAACGCTCAGTGTTGTCAAGCCCATTCGCAAGACACTTGGGGTGGCAACCAATGTAAATACGGCCCAAGCGGTTACATATACCTTAATTCACTTCCGGACTATTACTCCGGGTACTCAACCAAATGCGGCTCAAACACTTTCGGTTGTTAAGCCTATTCTCAAGTCGCTCGGTGTGGTGACACAACCTAATGCGGCTCAAAGCCTCACATTTACGAAGACCATCCGTGTAACGCTAGGTGCAGCGAGTACAGCTAATACAGCGCAAAGCGTCACCTTTACAAAAACTATTCGTAAAACGCTTGGTGTAGTAACTCAACCAAACACTGCTCAAACACTTTCGGTTGTTAAGCCTATCGTTAAGTCGGTCGGTGCTGCAAGTACCGCCAATGCAGCCCAAACTCTTTCGATTACGCTCGTCCACTTCCGGACGATCACCGCCGCTACTACGGCAAACGCTGCCCAAGCGGTAGATGTAGACAAGCACCGCTCTATAGGGCCAGCAACTACAGCTAATACGGCTGGAACGCTAAAGATTCCTAAGCTCTCTGCGGCGGTCGAGGTAGATGTTGCACAGCCTGCGGGTGAACATCAGGCCGTCAACCTTACTACGGCTTCTACAGCTAATTCTGCCCGTCCACTTACATTTACTAAGACTATTCGGAAGACTGTTGGACCGGCCTCCGAGACAGATACGGCCCGTGCCCAGCACATTTTCGAGCATCTGGGTATAGCTGTCGTTTCTATGCAGGCTACGGCGCTATCGCTCACGAAGACGATCCTGAAGTCTCTTGGGATCGGTACAGAAGTAGATTCGGCCCGTGCTCAGTCGATAACGCTCATCCATTTCCGGACTATTTCTGCGGCAACTACAACTGATATTGCTAATGGAGTCCTTACAGGCAACTACAAGGCAATTGGTGCAGGAATTGAGGCAGATACAGCACGACCGCTAACAGCCGCCAAGCAAAAGACACTTTCTCCTGCAACTACTGCAAATTCGGCTCGAACGCTTACCGTCACCAAGCCGATTATCAAGTCGCTAGGCGCTGTAACACAAGCTAATGCCGCTCAGACACTTACTTCGGCCCATCGACTCTCCCTCAGCACTGCTACCGAGACTGATTCTGCGGGCACGCTGAAGCGTCCTAAGCTGTCTCCTGCCTCTGAAACGGACACGGCGCGTCCACTTACCAAGACGACGAAGGTAACGCTACAAGCGGCTACAGAGTCGGATACAGCACGCCCAGCCAGTGTCACACATATTCATAGAGTCACACTGACTGTTGCCACTGAGAGCGATACCTCTAATCCGCTATCGGCTGGTCGATATCTCGGTCCAGGCGTAGAAACTAACCACTCTGTTGCGCTACGAGTGCCGAAACTTGGCACAACTAGTGAGACTAATGAGGCTCAAGCGCTATCGATTACTCACGTACATTCGATAAATATTGCACCCGCTGAGTCTTTCGAAACTGCTCTAACTAGTTTCGATCAGATCGATAAAACGGTTACACTTCACCTACCACAAAAGATTGTGTACTTCTAGTGGACATTAACCCCGCATCTGAGCTAAATACAGCGGTCGGTCAGTCTCGAATTGTCGAGTATTCAGAGCTAGACCTCGCTCGTCCACTGTTTTACGCCAAATCGGTAGCAATTCAGTTCGTTACCGAGGTT